CTACCATTTCCATAATTGTCACCATATGGATTTTCATTTTCAAAACCAAAATCATTATAACCAGTTATAGCTTCCCCTAAGTATTGGTTTGAACCTCCACCACTTCCTCCACCACTTCCTCCACCACTTCCTCCACCAGAACTTGTGTTTGTATTGGTTACAGCGGGTCTAACGGGAGTTGATGCAGTAGTACAATTACCACTCGGTGTTACTAGTAAACCAGGCACTGCTACAACTGAGCCCTCTCTTGCACAAATAGTAGTTGTATCACCAGGTAATAAAGTACTTGTATGTTTTGCATTTCCAAGTGCATCTAAATATGTAGTTGTAAGTGGAGATGGTGTAGTAGTCTGTGTTTGAGTATTAATTATGTCTCCTCTAGTATAGGCCGAACTTCCGAACCCATATTGATTAAATCCCATAAACCCATTTGTGTAGTAGTTGCTACTACCAGCTCCATAATCCCAATTATCATATGGCATATATACAGGACCTTGTAAAGTATTATTTGAACCAACTTGATTTGTATTGGAGATTATATATTTCTTAGTTGAAGTTACTGTATTTTGTTTTGGAACTTCTCTAACATCTCCAGTAAACTTAAATGAACCGATATCATGCTTAATGGAGAATGAATCATATTCAATTCCATTTTGATTGTTTGCCGTCCCTCTTTCATTATAAGGATTACCGTTTACCTTCCATTTCATATTTGCAGATGCTGACCATACATAATATGTTTTAGTTACACAATCTATTTTACCTTTGTATTTACAACTACCATCATCTGCAGTTGCATTTGGGTTATAATTTAATGCAGTTTTGTTGGTACATCCTTTAATTGGTACTTCCTCAACTTCTTTGTATTGACAACTACCATCATTTTCTTGTGCGAGTGGGTTGTAGTTTTCTGCCTCGGAATCGGTACATCCACGTACAAGTGCATTTACCGTATCAGGAACAGTAGAAGTGTATAATGAATTGGATGTTTGTGATTTCAGAATCTGCTTCACCTTATCCATTGTTACTTGCTCTTCCTTACTTAGTATATTATCTTTTTGAATATCTCGTTTGGGTAAGTAAAATTCTATACAATCAAGTAATGTTTGTTCTGCATCATTTTTTAATTGAGTTAATGATAATTCAACACAATCTGATTCGTTAAGTTCCTTCCCGTAATTAATATCATTTATTCTCCAATTTCTCTTCTCAGAATAAAATTTCATTGATTTGATAAATTTAGATTTTATTCTATTTAATAAAATTTCAAAACTATCAATACCAAACTCAAGTTTAATTAGATTTACATAGTTTACACCATCAGCTTCAGTACCTTTTGAAAATAAAAAATTTTCTAAAATTTGCTGCAGATTTAATGAATCAATAAAAACGTTTACAAAATAAATAACATCATCTCTAAAGTTTTTATTATCAGTAAAAACAGAGTATCGTTTTTCTAAATCTGCATTTTTTCTCTTTGCTCTAGATGGCAATACTCGTATCTCTGTTCGTGATGGTGATATTTCATGTATCCATAAGTTATTATCTTCACCACTTTCAGTACCAACTCGTCTATTAAGTAATGTTATCTGTGTTTTGAATATCCCATTGGAATACCCTGCTTCTTGAATTAACTTTTCAATATCAACTATAAATTCAATAGTATCGTTGTTCTTTTTAGTATTGGCATTATCAGAAATTATAAAATAATCATTTATATTTGAATCATCTATGCTGATGTATCTAACCATTTTACCATCATCACCCTGTGGTAATTGGTTCTCAGAAGCATCATATAAAATAAACTCAATCATATCAGAGCAGCCTAATCCGAAGTTAGATTTAGATATTTCTTTTTCAAATATCGTTCTATCTTCAGAGTTAACTTTGTAACCCTTTCTATCAATTATATCTTTAAATCCTTTTATTGCCATAATATTTTAATTTCCAGAACCACCACTTCTACGTTTACGATACATTCTACCATACTTAACAAACTGAGTTCCATCTATTGTAAGTGTCCATTTATCTTTAAAGTGCTTCTTTCTTCCCTTTGGTGATGAAACATTTCTAATTTTTTTAGCAGTTAAGGTTGTTTTACCAGGCTCCGAACCACTTCTTGCAGGTATTGTTCCATTCATTTTACTAAACCCTAACCATGGAGAACTATGTCCTCCTTCAGATTGTTTTTGAATCTGAATTGAAAATGTAACTTCTTTTTCAGAATTAAAATTATAAAGTTCTAAGTCATTACCATTATCCCAACCATGTGATTTTTTAAGAGATGTAAAATGAAATATATCATCATTATCAAGCTGTCCTTGATTTTTAACATTATTTTCTGGTATCTTCCATGCATAATCACCTTGTTGTTCATATGAATTAGGAGGTCCAGTCAATGAACGTAGTATTGCAGATTCTGCTTGCTGAGCTTCCTCTTGTTCTTCTATCTGTTGTAGAGTTTCTACAATTTGTTTTTGAGCATCAAGTTGTTGTTTTAAAGTTTCTTTTTGAGCCTGTAAACCTCGAACTTGTGCCGTTAGTGAAACTCTCTCTATTGCTTCCTTAGTACCTTTAATAAGTGATTGCTGAAAGTTATCTAATAATTTAGCGTACCTATCATTTGCAACCTGTGTTTCGTTTTCAGCAGCTGCTCGTTGTAGTTCGGATGAATCTAACTGTACTCTTAATGATTCTATTTCAGTTTCAAGTGTTTGGTTTTTTGATATTTCATCCTCCAATAATGCTCGAACATCTTGTACATTTTTAATTTCTATATCTAACTTTTTTCGAAGGTCGGTGTATTTCTCTAATTTAATAAAAGGTCCTTTTTCAACCTTCTTCTTTTTTATTAACTCATCAACTTTTACATCTAAGGCCTTTACTAGTTCTTCTTCGTTGTATTTTGGTTTTTCTAAATATCCAGCAGTTTCTCCACCAAAAGAAGATTGTCCTTCAGGTATAGTATCAAACTCATCAGTATCTACCCAATCGGATTTATATCTTGGTGAAATTTGCTTACCTTTAATTGGTTTTTGTCCAAATGGAGTTGGTGCTTTCCTTTTCTTTAATAGTTCAGGATTAACTGGCTTTCCTCTTTTCTTTGAATCTGTAAACTGCAGTTGTTCTTCTTTTTTCAATCCCATTGGAATAGAAATTCCATCACGTTTGTGCGCGATTATAGAACCAGATTTTTCATCTCGTTGTATAGCCTCTGAACCCTTGGCAACAATTTCCTTAAAATTAAATCTATCCGCTAATCCCATATTACAACTCTACGGTGAAAGTTAAATCTCTATCTTCAAAGTATTCAACTACACCATTTCTATTTATTTTTGTTTCAATATAATAATCTCTATTAATTTCCCAATTTGTTAAATTTAATTTAAAGAAGTGTCCGTTTGCATCACAACTAATTTTAGTATAATCATCATGAAATGGAACTATCACATCACCTGTTACTACATCTTTAATTTGATAATAGGTAGTTGCAGGTAAATATTTAACATCATTATAAGAATATGTGTTGGTGTAGGATTTAAGAGGATACTTTTCTCTTGCAAACACTCTGATTGTAGGTTTACTTCCCCTCTTGTACGAAGATTTTAATCTTTTAAACGTTACATGAATATCATCCGATGTAAGTTCTGTAAGAGAACCTGTTGTATAAGTGGAATCATCCCAACCAATTCTTAGTTTGGGTTGGTAAATTGTATTTGTTTCTTTTGAAAAGAATTTTAACTGCCCATAATCATTTGTATCATTTTCTAAAGATGAATCGTGTTTTAATATAAATCCATTATTTGGTATCACATTATCAACCCAATTTGAAATTGATTCGGATACATCCATAGAAATATCACTTGATTCATAACTAAATGATTGTGTAGTAAATGAAGCAGTGTACCACATCCCACCTTTACCGTTGAATGAACCACTACTTTCTAATGATGCAGAACCAACTAACCATTTTGCTGATAAATCTTTTTTATTCCAACTACACCCATCTGTTGAAATTATATCAAATCGTGTTCCAATTCCACTATCCCATGACTGGGAAACTGGATGTGCATAAATTGTGTAATCGGTTGGAATTTCTATTGATTCACATTCTTTTATTATTAAGTCAGCCGAAGAAGCGGTCACTTCACCAGTTGAAATTATATTAGATAAGGAAGTAATATCAAATTGTATCAATGAACGAGATACATCCTTTAGATTACCGTAGTATGTTTTAGATATTTCTAATATCTCATCCCTACCTGTATTCTGTGTAGGTTGTTGTAAATATATTGATGCATCCTTTGATGCTGTTACGAAATAGTACATTAAATTACCCTCCCTCTTATATCTTTATTTGGAAACTTTAATTCAAAAATAGATGGGTCTAAAGATGGATAAACCATTTTACCTTTAGTTGCATCTTGTATGTTATATGAATTTTCCGAATAGTTACCCAAACATTTATTAACGATTTCACATTTTGGTACAGATTGAACTCCCTCCACTCCTGCTATCAATAATTCCACTTCAGAAATATTGATTGCCATATTAAAAGTCCAATTATCAATATTAAAATATTCAGATAATTTAGTTTGTACAGTTGTTAGTACTTCTCTTTTATTATATCCACCATAAGTTCTGATTTCAAAATCAATACCTATGTTAATAATATATCCATCTAAAAGATTCACACCATCGGTTAACATTCTGTATTCACTTATATATGTTTTTAAGTTTTCTTTTACTGCGTTATTTAATGTATTTAAGTTTTTATTTGAATCATATCCAAGTATATACAAATTAACTGCAAATGGATTGTTCTTTTCGTTAGCATTATTTTTCTTTCCACTTAAAAATTTAGAAACTGCATCCTTTACTTCCTGTTCAGTTGAAGTAAATTCTTTAAGAGATTGTACCAATCCCGCAAATTCCTCAAGAGAATCAGGATTATTTAAAATAGAACTCGGTGAGTTATTATCCAATTCACCATCTGGTGCACAGTATGCTTTTGCAACTCCACCATACTTTGGTGGCAATGAAAGAGCTCTTACTTGATAATCCTTACGAGTTACTGCTCTATTTTGTGAACCAAAGTTTGCCAATGCTTGTTCTCTAATCTCATCTATTGTTTCAGCTCCTCTACCACCCGTTGCAGGCTCTTCATTATCACAAGCTACTGATAACTTTGTTATTGCATATAATCCTTGCTCTGCACCTGATAAGGATTTACTATCTTCATCAAATTCGATTGTTTCTATATTATTTAATGTCCCAACAGCTACATTTGATTCTACTCCACCTCCAGTTAAGTATGATATTGTAAATTCTCCAGTTGGTGCTTGTCCATATGATTTGTTTTTTAAGAAGTTGGAGGGGTCAAACGATGCGTTCAATCTATCTATTGATGAGTTTAAACCCAATCCAACATTTTTAAAGTTTGGAATAAGGGTTTCATCGTTTGCAGATGAACCTCCCCCAAATACGATTGATGTGGTGTTATCATCATTTACTTTGGTTGTAAATCTTCTTGATGTTTTTGTTAATTTTAATACATTTGGAACGGAATCTTTAAACTGCGATAAATCTTTATCAAATTGTTCCGAGTTTGGATAATCTATAAAAACCATTTCCTGTGCAAGATATGGTACATTATACCACTTATTTCCATTTGAATCTCTTACATCATATATATCTATTACATTAGTATCCCCAATATCAAATTTAGAAAATTGTTTAGGTGTATTACCAAAATCATATGTTATCGTTTTTAATTCTGAAGACATTGCGTTAACATATTTTTTTATTAAATATGTCGTTGGTGTTCCACCAGGACTTGCATAAATACTTATCTCTCTTTCATCTTCAACTGAAAAATCAAGTAGTTCGGTTGTTCTGAACAAAGTACTACTATTGGATGATTTAACAACCATTCCTTCCTTTATTCTGAGATAATAATCAGTATCAGGTCCTACATCGTTACCCGTACCGGTTGCAGGTACAGTTTGGTAAACTGCCAATCGTGCAATTGCTGGAGATGTTACTTTGGATTTATACCCAAGATATTCTGCCAATGCAATTACATTGGATTTATCTTCTGCATATAACATCATTGATTCTTTCAACGTATCATCAGTATAGTATGATAATACATCTCCAACATATGATGCCATTTCTATGAACATCATTCCAGGTGATGATTCGTTAAAATCAGAATAAGTTTGTGGGAAATATGTTTTTGCGTACTCAACTAAGTTTTCTCTAAAACTAGAAAAATCTTTATTAAGATACTTTATATCTCTATTTGAATTTGATTTTTTTGTTATACTATTTAATGCCATTCTTTTATTCTCCTACCTTAAATGTTATTTCCTGAAGCTCAGGTTGACCAGATACTGAAAATTTAAGTGACATTTCTGCCGTATTTAAATCTTTCATTGCATCGGTCATTTGTACATCAATCTGTTCAATATCAATATATGGTAACCAAAAGTTTACACTATCTGTTATTGTACTTTCTAACTGTGCTTCCAACTTATTATCAAGTTGTTCAAATAACAATTCATGAAGTCCTGTTCCAAAATTTGGTTGAAATAATCGTTCTCCTTTTCTTGTTAATAGTAAATTTTTTAAATTACTTTTTGCTTGTTCAAATGATGAAAATGCTTGATTAAAATATCCTGAATTTCCTCGTTGGACAGGTAGCGTGATTCCATATGCAGAGTTACTAAACTCTGTGGTATCTTTTACTATTTTTTTATCAAGAATATAAGCCACAATTTACTCCCTATCTTTTAAACTTTTTTACAAGTTCAGAATTATCTCTATTTAATATTTTATCTAAACCAGGCAATCCTGTTGATACACCTAATCCTGATTTTCTTCCACTTTGGGATGGTATATTACCATACCCCATTTTATGAGCCATCTGTGCTCTCAATGCATCCGTACCACCTGCCCCTAAAGATGTCCCCATATTAACTGTTTGTTCAATATCTGGTTCTGCATCCATATAAGAAGGTACGTGTGTATTTTCTTGAATCACTTCTCCTTTTGGTAATCCATCTAATACAGATGTATTTCCACCTTGCCCTACACCTGCTCTTTGTTTTTGAGAAAATGGTGTTGTGTTATTCAATACCTCGTTTAATATAGGGTTTCTTGAAAGTTGTTTTTTTGGTGCTTGTCTTTGTTCCTGTAATGCAAGTTCTGCTTGTTGAAATGGGTCTACTACATCTTCAACAACTTGCGGAGAGGGAACGCTGACTACACCTCCCTTCACCTCTAATAGTTTTTTACGTACTTCTTCTGCCAATATTTTTGGAAAAGTTTTCGATAAAAAATGTTCTTGTTGCTTAGCGGATTCCACCTCAACAAGAGCCTTTATTACTTTAATTAATTGTTTGTTATTCATTTTTACTAATTTCATTTCTGTTCTTCTTAATATAAATATATCTATTATGATTTTATGGTTCTTATACACACGATGGTGGTAAAACAAATCCTAAATATTTTTTTGGTACTTTTTGAAATACACCACAACCATTTCTACTAAACCCACCACCACCAGTATTTCCTTCTATTGTAATAACTCCTCCGGTTGGAGTTATTGCTGCCACAATACCAATGTGATGTGCATCTGATGTACTTCCATATAATACAGCAGCTCCTATCTTGGGCGTTGATGACCAGTATCCTTTTTGCTTTCCCCAACTCATCCAATTATCACAACTTGCTCCACCACTTGGAGTTTCCAATCCAGCTTCTTGCCACCAAGTAGCAACCGCAGCTGCACACCAATAATATCCACTTCCACTTTTTCTAACTTTGGCTTGATTATCTAAACCAACGTTTGTAAACATTTCATCAATACGACCTGGTTCTTCCTTCTGAACACCTCCCGGAAATCCACCATAGTTTTTACCAGGAGGAGTACCCGTTTCTAAAATACCAATATCTCGTTTAGCAATCGCAACTATTTTAGTACCATCTTCACATTTATATTTATCAGGAGTACTTTCTTCAATGGCTGCTAGTTCTTCTTCAGATAAATCAACAGGAGTTGCATTTAATTGACCGGATGAAAGTTCAGATGCTTTTAAATTAGAATATTCTTTTGCACTTGACCTACCAGATGCAGGTAATGATGTATCATTAGCAACTGCATCAGCTTCTGCTTTTTCTGCAGTAAACAATGCCCTATCTGCACCTGTTAATGTAGCTGCTACATCTGATGCAACTGCACTAAGTACTGCGGTAATAGCACTAAATATTGAACTAGATGGTGGTTTTGGTGCACTTACTCCTGCAGGTGGAACGGTGAACCCAGTCCATGGTAATACACCTGGTGCAATAAATGGTGGTGCAGCTGGGTACAATGACATTGTCATATATAATCCTTGAATTGTTGGTAAATGTGATACCATAGATGTTATGAGTTTATCTAAAAACTGACCACTATCATCAGT